CTTCTCGGAATTCAGACGGCTTTCATAATCAGCCTTCCACTTATCTTCAGCAGTCTTGAGGGCCTGGCTAACACGCTTATCGCCCTCAGCTTGAAGCAGCTTTTGCAGCTCTTCTGCTGTTGTGGGTAGTGCGTCCTTATTGTCATCGTCGCCACCTTCACCCTCAGCGAATGTCTGAAGGTTGAGCAAATACTTAAAAGGCCCCTTCGCGTTCCCATCGTTATGAGCCCACGGAGTTGCAGAATTATCTGTAAACATCTGATCGCCTCCAAATCAAAATAAGCCCGTCAGCTAGTGCTGCGGACATTAAGCTTTTTCCATTGTTCATAGGTCATTGAAGCAGGTACAAGATATCCCTCGCCCCCATCTCCCCTAGCACGGCGCATAACCTGCTTAGGATCATCGTCAAAGACCGGCACGGTAGTCGTCCGGCAGCGTGCATGAAATGGTGGGTAGTTTGTACCTACTTTCATTTCCTCCATGCTGTACTGCTTGCCGTCCTGGTGCCTGCACGTATCACTTGTCTTGCCATCTAGGGTAGCCAGTATCTCATAGCGCTCAAGACCAGCTGCAGCATAGCCCTCAGCCGTCCCCTGCGCTGCGATATAGGCCGATTCCGTTAATACAAGCGTCTCAGCATGTCGCATGGATACATCCATCTTAGCAGCCACCTCGGCAATAGTAGGACGACTCCCCACTCCACGCACTAGATTCCTCGCTATGACCTCTTCGATGGTGGACCCTAACTTCTCTTTGTCCTTCCAAATCCGCTGGCTAAAATTGAAGCCTGACCAGGGATATGCCATGATCTGTTTCACACGCTTGTCAGTCGGCATCAGGAATGATACCCCAACACCGTTATACTGCTGCACTGCAAATATAGTCATGGTGTAGCTTTCCTTGAGCGCGGCTTCCAGGTGCGTCTTCAGCAGCTTTTCCTCGGTATCTCCTAGCTCCTTGAGCTGGTCGGCAATCTGGCGTTGCAGCATAGCAAGCCTATTCCCTTTGACCGCATCTACATGACGTATTGCCAACCCTTCGCTAAACACCCTATCGTAAAAGGCTTCAATCTCTGTCTGAACGTGCTTCAGAGCTGAGTTGTAAGCCTTGATCATTTTGGCCTGGACTATGGCGGCATCCTTTTCAGCCTGAAGCAGCACCTGCTCAGATCGCCGTTCCCAATACGGCTTTTTCCGCCTCATTATTCACCACCTTCTGGCTCAGGATCAGCAGGAGCTGGCGCCCATCCCGTATAGGCGCTATTGGCCTCTCTCTCAGCCAGATACTTCTGATATTCTTCAGCTGGATTCTCCACGCCTGGAATCATACTAATCAGCGTTTCCTGCGACAATATGCCGCTTAGCTTGCCGACTGTATCCGCAGCCTCGGCTACATGGGCTGGTAGATTGCGCGTAAAGGTAATCTTGATCGTGCGGAAGTCCATGCCCGGCTTGCCCTTGATCTCAAGTATGTTCGCAATGAGCTCCAGACGCCGCTGCAAGGCCCGTTTGAATTTCCGTTCCTTGCTGGCTGTAATCTGCTCAATGCCCCATAGCTTATATTTCAAGGCCTCGCCAGTGATGTTTCCCGCAAACGCTTCGTCAGTGAGCCTCGGCACCATAGATACGATGTGAATATCATTCTGAATCCGGTTCTTGTAGTTCTCCACCCAAGCGTCATTCACTTGTTTGACTAACCAATCTGCCGCACCTCCGTCTTCTAGTAGAAGCACCTTATCCCGCTTCGCCTGGTCGATATCTCCCTTTTGCGTCCCAGACATGCCGACCAACTTCAGAAAGGCATCTGTGAAGTCATCCATATCAGCAGCCGTATTACCTTGGGACTTGTTGTAGCTGTCGATCAGGCTAATGACCTTCTCATAATCCCCTTCCTGTTCCTCGTTGTTCTTATAAGGATTCACAGGAACACCTTTAAAGGGATGGCTTACACGCTCAATCTCCTTCAGCGTACCGGCATCGTTGCTGTAATAGACAGTTTCCTTATCCGTGTACAACTCCAACCGCTTTTTGGTCTTTTTGGTCACCACGTCGTCAAACTCATATACCCTTAGTACGGCTAGTAGATCCGTCTCGATGGTATCTGTGTAAATGGGAATGACCTCTTCCGCTGGAAGCCGTCCCAGCCTGACCTTGGCATCACCGTCCACATACAGCACCTCATAAGCAATACCGCACTGGCTGGCCTCTTTACCTAGCTCTGCATTGTGATCCTGTTCGTCGCTGTATTCGAAGATATCAGATACCGCTTCGTAAAATGCTTCGCCGCCCTCAGCTGCCGTGAAGGTAATCGGTTTGCCAAGAAAGTAGCCTGTAGCTACAGAGGTGATATAGGCCGCATAGTTAGCAACTGGATTATCACTAGACTTGTCCTGTCCATCAGCATAATACTTCTTCAGGCGCTTGATACGGCTCGGGTTATGATCCGTCACAATACTCTGAATGACTCGCGGGGTCAGATCTTCCACGTTACTAAGTCTGATCAAATGTACTCACCTCCTTAATCCCAAGTCTCTGCCGGACATACTACGCAGCGCGTTCCCCTTCAGGTCAGCCACTTCGTAATCATCCAGGGCATACCAAATAGCCGAAAAGGTATGAGGGTCAATACTGAATTGGTCCTCAATAATCTCACCGGCTTTATCTACTGCATATGTCAGGTCCTTCAGTTCATTGACCGTATTCGGGCAATTGCTGGAGCATACGATTTTCTTGAACCGCTTGACCTTCTTGGTGTACTGGAGTCGGCTGCCCGCAAACTTCTTAGCTGCCTTCATGCGGAATCCCATCTGCTTAAAGAACTGAATCGTCTTAGGCTCAGCACTATCAGCCCGGATCAGCTCGCCGCTCTCCTTGAATTCGGCAATGTCCTCAGCGGTCCTATCATCCGTCATTTTGTTACGGTAATACTCCCAATGGATATACAGGATCTTCTCAGCGTGGTCCACGGTCACCCTAAGCAGCGCGTTATAGGACTCTTCGAAACCAAAGTCCATACCCACACGGTCTATTGGTCCCTTGATCCGCTGCACGGCCTCCATAACTTGCTCATGCGGCCACTCAACGAACTGCGGAAGTACAAGCGTACCATTGACCCCAAAACGGCCTTGACGAGCTACACGGTGCAGGTCAGGGTCATGCAGCTTCAATGACTCCAGCTGCTCTATATAAGACGCCGGTAGGAACAGGTTATCGTCCGCTGTGGAGTGGTGATACATCGTATCATTGACCACTATGACCCGATCCCTATACAGGTTCTTGTCATCCAACACGGTTATCTTCTGTTGCTCGTCCTTGAAAAAGAACTTATAGCACCAGTTGGCCGTGCTGACTGGATTGGTAGACAGGATCATATGCAGCTTGAGTGTTGGGTGCCGGAGTCGGCCTATCAGCTCCTTGAAGCCCACATATTTTACCTCGCTGCACTCTTCAATCCAGATAATGCTGACGTTGTGAATGGACTTCAATTTCGCAGGCTTATCCATACCCTTGAATATGATCTTCGAGCCGTTTGGGAATCGGATCTGCATAGGCGAAGTGATAAACCTTATGCGGCCATCCAGTCCCATCTCGGCACAGATGTCCTCAAACAAGGAGAAGCAGGAATCCCGTATTGTGTCGTAGACCTCACGGACCACAAGCGCCGTCCGTTTCTCTTTCAGCAGCTTCAGGATAAGCTTCAGTGCAACGTGGTAGCTCTTGCTGGAGCCGTACCCGCCGACCAAGAAATAATACTTGTGCTGCCAGTCGAAAAGGAAGTCCTCAAAGTGCGGGTTTACCTCTTTCTCAATCATCGGCAACACCCTTGCGCTTAATCAGGATCTCGATAGGCTTATCATCGTCGCTGTCCAGCTTCTTGTTGAGCAAGGCCACCTCGCCTTGCAGCTTCTGAAGCTTGAGCTGATACTCGGACCCAGGATTACTCTGGCGACATAGCTCTTCATACTGCCGGATTAGGCTCTGTAGGGCTCCCATAGCTCGGCTCTGAGCCTGTAGGAATGTAGCCTGCTTATCCCAGGCTTGCTGCACTTCCCATTTCTCCCCGCTCACATTGCCTCTGCGCTTCTCAATTTGTGTCGTAGTCTTGTCGTCGATGTCCTTTACGTACATGATCTGCTGGGCTCGTATGATGGCCGTATACTGAATTATGATGTTGTCCCAAAGCATATCAAGCGGCTTCCGCTCATGGAGCTGCTCCATGATCTCCAGCGTTTCGGCAGGCAGATACTTCTGGAACAGCCCATGAGTCACAGCGTTGCTATTTGCCGGCGGTGCTCCCCCGTTATTGCCGACAGCGTTCTTGTTACCAGGCGGTGCACCTGGTCTTTTTGTGTGCACACCTTTTTCAGAGGGTGCACCCTTTTGTCGGCTCCAGCCGTGGCGCTGCTTCCAGCTCTTGACCGTGTTCAGAGATACGCTGTACTTCTCCGCGATATCCTTGTACTTCATGCCTCGCTGGTAATCAGCCTCTGCTTTTCTGTGCATCGTTCACGCTCACCACCTCCACGGTTGAGTTGTTTTGTATGTAAAAGAAAAAGCACCCCGAAGGATGCTCTAACCCACTATCTCGTATCGAATTTCAATAGGCCCTCCGTTTGCCAGTCGAATTCTAGCAAACCATCTCACGTCTCTGATCAAAGCGATGTCGCTTGAATTCAGCTCGACTTTTCCGCAAAAAGGGCTATCGCACTCAATGTTTAGTTCCCCTTTTTCATCGCTATGGATCGTGATTTCCGCAGGCGATACTTCATTGTGCAGTTCTGAACTCCCTCTTTTGGCAATTGTCCTTACGTTAACTTTCGACATGTATTCGGGCTCCTTTCTCTGGGAATGTTTGTATTATACATCAATTCCCATATTTCGGAAGTCTTTTTTTATAAACGCAAAAAGAGCCCTTCGCAATGAAGAACTCACCTATACATCATGAAATTTCCTAGCAATTAAGTTCCCGTACTTGTATGCCGCCCAGGCGGAGCGACCCCAGAGTTATCTTACCTCTGTACCCCGCTTCCACGCCGCCGCAACTGATGCTACATGTGCTACAGCTCCACTCTCACGCTCTGTTCCGTGACAAGCTTCAACGCTGATTCGACGTAGACGAGTCCTACAGCGATAAGGGGCAGTAGGGACACCCGGGATTTCTCCCTATGTCCCTACTGTAAGGCTGAACTACAGACGTTGTGTTGACATGCTAAAGACGTACTACAGACGCTAAAGTAATATATAAATGCTTTCTAACTACAAATATTTCATGCATTCTTGAATTTCTTTAATCTTAAAGAGATTATTTTTAGCTGAATCTACATTCTTTAAAATCAACTCGATAACTTCCTGTGTTCTTGGTTCCTGAAGATCCATATTAATTAAGCTTAGTAGATCCTTTAATTGTTTCCTACAGTTGTCAAACGATAATTGAACTCGTATTGTAGGTTCAGATAGTTTTTTTACCAGCTTATTAACCTGCTTTGAATTCAAAAGACTGACCAAATCGTTATATATAGGTTTAGCAAGTGGTGAAACCCCATCGCGATACCATGTGCCGTTTCCTATCCTGCAAATTAAGATGTTTTCTATTAATTTATCCTCAAAGTTTGGTAAAATATCACTTTCTTCTTTTATATAGCTTTTTATTTCTCTAGCTATCGGGACTTCGTGATGGTAATTATTATTTTGGTGATGTACATCCAATAGACGATCTAGAAGGGCATCTACTTCTCTTGATTTAGTGCCCTCACTTTTATAATTTAAACCATCACATTTTACTAAAAAACTGTTGGCTAAAGCAGTTGTTTCTTCATCCAAATTTATAGAAAATTTATCTACTTTTAAACCTATTTCATACCTTTTTTCATCACTACTACAATCCCATACAATATGCGCCAACTTTAGAATATTTTCTCTAACTTTAGGAGGGGTATTCTTTTTGGTGAATATTCCAAATAACGTAACAAGTAAATTTCCAGCAATCGTTCGATTCTGTTGCTGCAGAGTCTCCTTAATTTGCCCTGCATTTGCCTCGCTTATATTTAAATCTTCTTTTTTCAAATTCTCAACTAATTGCTGGATAAAAATAGCTGCTTCCGATGGTCTATCTGCAATTACCTGATTTACAGAAACCTCCAGCCACCCTAATAGCTCATGAGTAGTGATTGATTCTTCAGTCGGATGGGACGCGCCAATATGATTCCTCATAAATAAAATATGCTTTAATTTTTCATGTAGTATCCCTGAGATTAACTCCAGTTTCTTACACGTATCAATCAATACAACATCTTTGATGCTACCTAAATCCTCATATGTAGAGAATGTCTCTCTTAGTTCACCACCAACCGCGGCATCGTAAAACAAATCTAACCCGTATAAGTTTACCTTTTCTCTTAGAGAAAGAATAACCTCATTCCACAAATAATTAAGTGCTGCATCATATAGACCTATGGCTGAACTGGCAACGAATTTCGATAAATATCTAGCGTCTTTTTTTAATTCAGGTGATATTCTACTTATTGTCATTGGTAAGTTTATAGCCATTACTTCTCTTTCATGGTCTGAAGCTAAAATACCATCAATAGGTAACCCGAGATTTTTCAAATAAGATTGGAAGCCACTAGAAGTCGTAATAGATTGATTAGCCTGATTACTAGGAACTATTTCTGAATTTCTATCCATCAAATTAAGCCACCTCTATTATTGATATAATACTTGCCTCCTATATTGTATCTTAAATTTTAAAAAAGGACACTGCTATTCTGGTTCACGGATTTCCACCAGGAATAAAACCTTATATTAAGAGATTTTATAAAAAACGACAATAAAAATGCGCCCTATTAACGAGACCCCTGCAAAACCCTGGGTTTTGTTGTAGTGT